TCCAAGATCGATGACAGGGACATCCAGAAGTGCCACAAGTGCGGTTACAGACTGAACAGAAACGTGGCCTTCAATGGAACGGTGTGGAGTCCAACGAGCACCGGTGGTGGCCATAAGTGATCCTGAAGACAGCGGTCGGTAAAGATGCGCTGGTGGTTCTTCCAAACAGGACGCTTGTACAGGGACGTTATGACGGAAAGATTCTCTTTCTCTGTGGCTGTGGAGAATACTTCAGGCTGAGAGAGACAAACAGGTTCGTTGACTGGGACATCAAGTGTTCCTCGTGCAAGCGTATTGGGAGACTGGCAGAGCACGTCGGTGAGAGACACATCTACAAGAGAATACGCAGTGATGCGAGCGCCGGTGGCAGAGCCTTTGAGATAGAACTAGACTGGTTCGTCAAGAAGTGTCATGAGCCTTGCCACTACTGTGGAAGGGTGAATACCAACTCATCCACCGTACCTTCCAAGACCGGTGTGCCACTCATCAAGAACTTCCGGTATAATGGTCTTGACAGAATAGACAATTCAATAGGTTACGTTCCGTCTAACTGTGTATCATGCTGCTTTGTCTGCAACCGGGCGAAGCAGTCCATGCCTTACAGCGAGTTTGTACGCTGGATGGATGATATGATACAATATAGGAGTAATCAAATTAGGGGTTGACCAAGATGCAATACCAAAAGGATTATGCAATTCAATATGAGTTTGACTACAAAGGTGGTCTTGTTCGACCGGGAGCATATATCCGAATAAAGTATTGCAGAACAACCGTGAGGTATGAATGCATTCTACACAACATGAAGACAGACAGAACGTTCATGGTAGTGTGCGAAGGGCACAAGCGCAGGCTCGTGCCAGTCTCTTGGATGAGGTCTTTGGTCAACCCCAAGAGAAGCAGAAGGAATGTCACAGGAACTAGACCCGATTGACCAGTACGGTCAAGAAATGGAACAGGTCGTCAACGAACTGTTGAAGGGCGAACTCAACGCCACCAACATTGCCCGTACGACCGGTATCAAGCGCGCCCAAGTGGTTGAGTATATCGCCATGTGGAAGAACATCGCGCAGAACGACAAGAGCATCCAGTCCAGAGCGAGGGAAAACCTTGTGGAGATGGACCGCCACTATTCCCTTATCATAAAGGAGCAGTGGTCTCTTGTTGATGACTTGGAGACGCCACGTGCTGTCAAGGCCACGGTGCTGAAGAACATTGCCGATGTCGAGAAGGCACGACAGGATACGTTGCAGAAGGCCGGTTACTATGACAACACCGGTATCGCTGATGAAATGGTCATAATGGAAACCAGACAGAAGGCCATCAAGGACTTCCTGAAGCAACTGACTCAGAAGTACCCAGAGACGACGACGTTCGTTCTGGAAGGCATCAAGAAGATTTACGACGAAGACCCTACGATAGAGGGTGAGGTCATTGGATGACCTACTCGATCTAATCGAGGCCATCTCTGGTGACGAGTTCGATGAGATTCCTGTGTCTATCGAGGAGTTCGTGGCAGGAGAGCGCTTCCTCAACATGCCGGACGAGCCTCTGTCCGATGAGCAACTGGAGATGGTCAGGGCTTCGACTCAAATCTTCAAACTGGAAACGCTGGTCAGGCTTCACGGAGAGGTCGAAGGAAAGAGAATCCACGCCTCCACCGTCAACGAGGTTATTGCACAGATTGGAAAGGGCGGTGGCAAGGACCATACATCCGCCATTGCATGTGCATACATCGTGTACCTACTGATGTGTTTGAAGTCTCCGTCTCAGTATTATGGCTCCCCGGCCACCGAAGCCATCGACATCATCAACATTGCTCTTAATGCAGATCAGGCCCGACAGGTATTCTTCAAGAAGTTCAAGGACCGTATCGAGAACTGCGAATGGTTTGAGGGTAAGTTCGACCTACAGGGAAACAACACGATCATTTTCGATAAGAACATTCGTGTATTCTCCGGTCACTCACAGCGCGAGTCTTGGGAGGGTTACAACACCTTCTACGTGGTCCTTGACGAGATTAGTGGTTTTGCTCTGGACATCAAGACGGGTAACGAGCAGTCAGCCACCGCTCAGGCCATTTATGACATGTACTCTGCATCGGTCACCTCACGTTTCTCAGACTATGGCAAGTTGATCCTGCTGTCCTTCCCCCGCTTTGTGGACGACTTCATTCAGCAGCGTTACAACAAGGTCATCGGTGAGAAGGAGATTGTCTACAACAAGTACACCTTCAAGATCAACCCCGACCTACCCGAAGGTATCGAAGGTAACGAGTTCACCATTGAATGGGAGCAGGACCACATCGTGTCCTATACCGTTCCTAGGACGTGGGCACGTAAGCGTACGTCGTGGGAGTTCAACCCAACGAAGAGTCCACAGGGCTACATCCGTGCATTCATGGACAATGCTGCTGAGGCCATGGGCAAGTATTGCTGCATGCCTCCATGGGCACTGGACGCCTTCTTCAAGGATAAGGAGAAGGTGGAGAACGCATTCAGAGCCAGCAACGGCGTAGGCCCTGACGGTAGATTCTATGAGGACTTCCTTCCGAAGGAAGGCGTAAGATATTACATCCACGTAGACCTCGCTAAGGTTCAGGACAAGTGTGCTGTTTCCATGGCGCACGTGGAGAAGTGGCAGCGCAGACAGATCGGTGCCGTGTTGACAGAACCAGCGCCGGTGGTTAAGGTAGATGCTCTAAGGTTCTGGCAGCCAACCAAGGAAAAGATGGTGGACTTCACAGAGGTGAGAGAGTTCATCCTCTCACTCTCACGTAGAGGCTTCGACATTGGTCTGGTAACATTCGACCGGTGGAACTCAGCCGACATGATCAAGGAACTGAAGGACTATGGTTTGAAGGCAGAACTTCTCTCCGTAGCCAAGCAGCACTATACCGATATGGCCATGGTTGTGCATGAGGAAAGACTGAGCGGTCCTTCATCAACAGAACTGGTCGAGGAATTGCTTGCGCTAAAGATTACGAAGCAGGACAAGGTTGACCACACGTCCAAGAGCAGCAAGGACTTGTCCGACGCCGTATGCGGAGCAATCTATAATGCAATCAAGCACACGAGACGTGATGACAATACCGAGGTTCACGTGTGGACCGTCGAGTCGTTCAAGGCACAGTCTTTGATTGACGAACATGTGAACGATCCGAATGTCGCCGGTGGACCAATTAAGGCTCCTAAGAACAGCAGCATGCCAATGGAGTTGGCTGACTATATTCTCAACATCCGTGTTATCGGAGATTGACAGACCCCTGAAGTGATGATAGTATGAAGTACGAGATAGTGAGCAGTGAAGACACCATCGAGGTGTGCCAATGTGCAAGCAAGCATGTTCCGAGACCGCTAAGACTGGCAGTCATCAGGACCAAGACTGGGCCGGTGACTCTATGTCCTACCAGTCTCATGAACCTGTCTCAACTGCTTTGGGAGTTGGACTTGACAGACGGTGACCCTCTTGGTAGTATCACCAAGCACTACGGCAAGTACATCAGAGACTTGGCGGATCAAATATACGAAGGGAGTGAGGCCGGTGTTCATTGAGATAAGCGGTAGAAATACTCTGGACAAGGAGGGAACCCTTCTTGAACTAATGGAGAGGGATGGCTACAAGTGCCAGTTCCCCGGCTGTACTCTGCCCTTCGACCTAGACTCCAACGACAAGCACTCCATCTCACTTGACCACATTTACCCACAGGTAAGGGCCAAGGAGGACGGCTGGACGTACGAAGAGATTAACGCCCTGTCCAACCTTCAGTTGATGGGACGCTCGTGTAACGCGAAGAAGGGTGACCTAGTGTACAACGCTGACGGTACCCTTCCGTACAACCCGGTTATTCGTAGCGTCAAGTTGCCACGCCCAGAAGAGTGTGGCGACTGCATGAACGGTCGTCTGCTTCTTGAGGGTGAAGTCTGTGAATACTGTGGGTCTGACCCACAGCCACGCAGGTTCCCTAAGTACGCACAGAAGAAGCCTAAGGACTGTTCACACGGTTGGACGAATCCAATGGATCACTGCTGGATGTGTGTTGTTGGACATATCGAGCGCGCTCCCGCATCTAGGACAGTATTCGGGGTGTATGAGAAGTAATGCTCTCTGACGACCCGGAGTACAACAAGATTCTAGATAAACTAGTGGTTGAGGTCAGGGACGGCCATCTATACGTGGATGTGTCGTCCTTGATCCTCATCAACGAGTCGTTTGCTGCATTCCTCATTGAGAATCAGGAAGAAATCAATGAGCAGAGTTTCTGGGCCATGGCTTCCGTGGTGGAAATGTGGCGCGGTGTGTACGACAACCTCTCCTACAGACACGCCGGTGAGATTGTACCTGACGATCTAGAAGGCTTGACAGACCCACCCACTACCTGATAGGATCAGGCCATGACAAAGATACTAGACCCAGAG